ATCCGGTAGTTCTGTATTACGGCCTGGCAGACGCGTACACGGCTTTGCATAGACGTATGCGCGTTAGCACACAGCAAATCTATTTGGCCCGCCCAATCGCTCCCGTGCGCCCCACAAAGGATATACAGCAGGCGGCGCTTGTACAGGCTCGGCATCTGAGCGATATAATCAGAAAGTGCCTTGTCTACCTGCTCGTCCGTCCAGTTTGGAGTATCGGTATCGCTGAATGCAGACGGCATCCAGATGCGCTGCAGCCAGCGCCAGGGGGATTGTTTGCAGACGGTGAACCACATCAACAAATCATCGTTTCGGATAGGGGAAAGCCCATCTTCCCAGTTGCGCACCGTGCGGATGTTCACATCCATCTGCCTGGCTACATATTCTTGCGAAAGCCCGGATTCCAACCGGCACTGCGAAAGAATAAGTCCTTCACGTTCTCGGAAATCAGCTCTACTTTCCATTTTATCACCCTCAATTTTTTACATGTTTTGCACTTCAAATGCGGTAAAATTTTCTTACCGTAGCAATCAATAAAATATAAAGAAATATTTCTTCAAAAAATGCTATGGGAATAAATGGAAGCTATGGTATAAAAAACATGTTAAGATTCTTACTGTAGTCAGAAAACACAGGAGGAATCAACAATGAATAACGTTGAACGTCTAAAGAATTACCAAAACCGTAATGCGGCAACCATTGAAGCCCTGTACCGTGCTGTGCTGCAAGACCGTGCGAGGAGGGAAACAGACCATGAAGAAACTGCCTGATTTTGATGATCCACCAAGACACGGGCGCAGAAGACCGAAAAAGCGGATTATAAAGACTTGACAAATGAGTACTTTTGTGAAACTGTTGAAATACAACTGTGAGTTGTGTAAAATACAATCAATGGTTGCCAGAAAACAGCCGGGTGCAATCAATGTTGTAAGATTTCAAAACTCTTTGAGCTAGACCATCTTTTCCAAAAATGTAAGATGTTACAATACCAGCGGCATCTATCGCAGGAACAGTTGGGTTTTCAACAAGCATCCTGCCGTATCTTCCTTTTGCCATATCAAAAATTTGATCTTCAGTAAAGCCGGCTTTTTTTTGGGCTTTCTTTAGTTCCTGCATAATACTGGGAGCTATAAAAGGATATTGGCAGTTCATATCATAAAAAGGTATTTCAAGTAGCATAGAAAAAGCTGTTTCAAACTTTTTTTCGTCTACCAAAAACTCATACATGGAATATCGTAAATCACGGCATTTTTTGGGAGACGAAATTGCTTCCATATATAGTTTATTGTATTTCCCCCATATTAAATCCCGATACGGTACGTCTCTTTTAGCGTTTACGGCGCGGCAAAACTCTGGCAAGGGAAAAGCAGCACGAGCGTAAGCTTTTCTGTGCCAAAAATAAACATATTCGTTAGCTTTTAATTCTGCTTTTCCCTTATCGGTCAATTTTCCGTTTTCAGCAAAGCCCATTGATTCCAGCTTTTTAATAATTGGCCAAACATCATCAACGCCATAATCATAATGCCAGAACTTTGCAACAGGCTTTCCGCTGGAATATTTCTCTAAATAAGAAAGCATTAAAATTTCTGTTGGCTTTAGACCGTTTTTGTCTGCAAGGTCATCAGCGGAAAGCGCCAGAAAATTATTGCTTGCACGCTCTTCCTGTTCTGCATGCCGCTTTTCTGCTTGTGCTTTGCAGTAATTAGCATATTGCTTTGCAATTTCATCTTTAGTCGGCTCATGTGTAGTTAAGGAAACATTTACTTTTGGTTTCGGCTTCAAAAAGTCAAAAAAGCCCATAGTATCACAACCTTATTTGATTGGAGGAATCAGCAATGACGGACACAGAAAAACTTATTGAAATTGTTTCAACCTTTACGCCTGACCAGATGACCGATTTTGTAACTGCTGCGCAAGATTTAATAGAGCGCTTGCAAGCTGAGGGTTCTCTTGGCAAAGAGAAATAATTTTTTGTACATCTTGCGGCAAATCAGATATTAGCCCATCGCCTTGTGCGGTTGGCTTTTTTGTAGATAGATTGTCTGGGTATGTCAACATTTTAGCAGTATCAACCTCCCCGCCAGTATACACGCTGGTGGGGTTTTCTTTTTCCCCGGTCAGGTCGGCAACGGTGACTCCTAACTCGTTAGCTATTGCGACTAGTTTGTCATAAGGCGGGGAACTTGGCCTCTTTGCCATTTTGCCGATATACCCATTTGAAAAACCGAGCCTTTCCTCTAGCCTAGTCAAGCTAGTCTTTTTCTTTTTGCACATGGCACGAATGGTTTCTACAGTTTTAACATTATCCACAAAAATCACCTAGACTATTTGTGCATATTTTTAGGTGATAGGCTATTGACTACTAGGCGATAAGCTAGTATAATAGACAGCATAGAGGGCAACAAAGAACCAAGCCCCCTAAAATTCAGCGGACTAGCTAAAAATATGCTGTTATAAATCTCGCAAGTTCATAGTAGCATATTTTCTAGCAATAGTCAACTAGAAAGGAGCTTTTGCTAGGTGAATATTTCGAAAATTGATGCGCTGTGCCGAAAAAACAATATTTCTCGCACAATCCTTGAGGAACGCGCCGGAATCTCAAACGGCGCACTTGGCAAGTGGGAAAAATCGCCATACGGCCCCAGCATCACGACGCTAAAGAAAGTGGCTGACTATTTCGGCGTGCCGATTGATTACTTGCTAGCCGATAACTAGAAAGATGGAGGCGGCTGTAAGTGAACTGATCGCAGAAAGAAAGGAGTGACCACCATGGCAAACCTTGCTTTTACCGCTTTTATCAAAAGCAAGGGCTACAACAAGAAGCGCCTTTCCGAAGAGTGCCATATCCCGGCAGCAGTTATTTCGCAGCGCATCAACGGGCGCAGCCCTTGGGAGTGGCGCGAGGTCGGCAGAGTATGCCAAGCGCTGGACATTACATACGACGAATTTGCCCGATATTTCCCATCCGGCATCGTAAGGCCCACGCCCAAAGAGCCAACGCGCGAAGAACGAGTAGACAACTTACTTGCCCAGCTTCGGGAAGTTCTCATTGAGAGGGCATAGCGCTGCACAGATAGGCGACGGCAAGGAAAAGCCTTGTGTTGATTGGCAAAGGCATTGCTTAGATTGGCAATGGAATGGCGAGGCCATGCAAAGACTGGCACCGCAACGGCATGGCGCAGCACAGCATCGCGTAGGCATTGCATAGATCGGCATAGGCACCGAAAAGCAACCGATTTTATTTAAAAAGGAGACAACCACCATGAAAGTAAAAATCACCCTTTTGGAAGAAGTTCTCGGTTCTTCCCCCAGCAATGAAGACCTTCTCGCAACCTACATTGCCAGAAAGGCCCCCACCGGCGACCTCACCGCCGAAGAAGTGGACAACATCAAGGCCCAGAACGCCGAAGATCGCATTACGGTATTTCCCAAAACCGCCGACGGCACGCCGTTCCTGTATGACTATCAGGTGAAAGGCATGTTCAAGGACAGCTGCAAAATGCTTGCCAAAGCTGGCAAGTCTGGCTATGCAGGCGGCAAGGCTTGCGCAGCCATCAAGGCATATAAACAGGCAATTGATGGCTTGATTTTCGTTACCCCGCGCGAGATTCCCTACGACCTGCACGGCATGAAGGTTGATTTCTGCGAGCGCCCCCTGCGGGCACAGACCCCGATGGGCGAACGCGTCAGCATCGCAAAGTCGGAGAGCGTTCCAGCAGGTGCAACAGCAGAATTTGAAATCGAATGTCTCGACCCTAATCTTGAAGACATGGTTCGTGAGTGCCTCGACTACGGCACAAAGCGCGGTCTTGGGCAGTGGAGAAACAGCGGAAAAGGCCGCTTTGAATGGGAGGAAGAAAAAGAATGATGGTAGCAGCAACAAAAAAACGCCGCCCCTGTGCTGGCACACAGAGACGGCAAAACGAACAGAGCATCGCAAAAGGCTCTACCTGTATTCTATCACTTACCCGTGCCGCCGTCAAGCTGGCAATCACCGCAGATTTGGTGCTGCTGCTTGCTGCGCTCGGTTCTCTCAACATCCCCACCACCATCGCCGCCCTGCTGGCGTTGAATCTGCTGTGCGGACTGTATTTTAAGGAGGCATCCCGCCATGAAGAAATTTGAACTTATTTCCGAATTTGTAACGAACGTTTTCGGGAAGAAGCTGTTCCGTATTAAGGCTCTCGTCTCTTTTGGCGACGTAAGCGCTGGCGAACTGGGAGGTTTTGTTGAAAAAGAAGAAAACCTCTCCAACAATGGCAATGCCTGGGTCGCCGGCAATGCGCGGGTCGC